AGCACGTGTTTTTGGACGTCCCATTTTATCACTATGTGGAAGGAGCCAAGGTGGAGAAAAAGCATGTTTGGAAGTGTGTGAAGTTGAGCTTTGACAGGCCGCGTCGAAAAGTGCAGGAAGGTGACTATCATGAGTGGACACGTAAGCTCCAGTTGCTCCAGCCTGTTCCTGCCAGCGTAGGAAAACTAGAGCAACTTCTTCGTGAAACGGCAGAATGCGCAAGAGCATGCAGAAGTAATGTGGATGATGCACTGCTACGCGCACAAGCATATGCCACAACACAGCATGAGTGCACGCAACAGCGTTCTCAAGAGCTTGCGCACTTTGAAGAGCAGTTGCAGCGTCTACGATGGCATAGCAACAGCATTGTCCATTGTCTTGGTTCCGCGTGCGATCAGGTTCCACACATGAAGGCTAGTGTAGCTAGCATCACACGTGTAGGGCCTAAAAACTAGATTAGCGCTAGAAGCTTATAAAGGGTATTGGGAGCATATTGTGTTTTTTTATTTTTTTCTAAAAAAAAATTGATTTCTTACTTATATTATTTATTATACTTATTATAACAAAATAAGTATTATGAGCACTTTTGAAACGTTTAAGTGGTCTTATAGGCAAACACTGGCAATGGAAAAAACAGACAAAGAACAAGAAATGGAAAAACTTGATTATGAAAAGTTAAGCGCTGAAGAGCAGCAACGTCTTGAAGCAAAGTGGGATACTGAGAAAGCTCATCGTGAAAAGCATAAACATAATGAACTACATAATGCACATGAAAAGCAGGTTGTTCCAGTATTAACTAAACTATTGCGTATTAATGAACTATTACGTGAAGCAAAGGAATTAGCGGAGAGTTATGATAAAGCTATTGATTGTGAAACATGTTACAATGATACTTTGACACCTGATAGTCGATGGTTACTAAGACATCAATGCCTAACTTTGGCAAATTCTTTATGTTGGACATTAAATGATTGTGATAATGCACGAAACATACTGAGAGACACTCCTATTGAGTTTCAGTTTTATCCTAGTGGTGATAGTTTGTAAAGTTAAGCAAAGCAAAAAGCATATTATTGTATATTCATAAAAAATTGATAACCGTTTTTTTTCTACATAGCTATAGTCTGGATACAATGTCTATGTCTATTTACTACATCAATGGAGAAGAAATGAAGGCAAATGATGCCGAGTTTAACAGCGCACAAATGAAGACAAAGATTGCTGCGTTTGATTACGACTGGACCCTTGTGTCGCCGAAAGATGGCAAAACCTTTCCTTCAAATGTGGAAGACTGGGCATGGCTATATCCAAACATTCCAGACATGCTGAAGCGTCTAAACGAAGAGGGGTTCACTATTGCGATCTTCACAAACCAGTCGAAAGATTGGAAGGTCACACAAATCCAAAGTGTTGCATCAAGTTTGGAAATCCCCATTTTCATCGTAATTGCGATGCAAAAGTGCGACTACAAGCCAAACCCTATTTTGTACGATGCATTGGTCGGTAGTCACGCGTTTGACAAAGATGCGTCGTTCTTTGTGGGTGATGCGCTTGGGCGGAAAGGAGATTGGGCGGACAGCGATAAAGTGTTTGCGCAAAACATCGGGTTAAAGTGCCATAGTCCGGAGGAGTTCTTTTCATCCAAGCATGAGGATGACGTTGTGGAAATTCCGGAGCTAAACTTGTCCGATTGCAAACAGGTGATCATTATGGTTGGTTATCCAGGGTCGGGCAAAAGCAGTGTTGCTAAAAAGATTTGTGAAGATGACCGGTTTGTCCTTGTGCAGGGTGATGTGTATAAAACTTCTCCCAAGATGATTAAGGCCGCCGGTGCATGTGTAAGTGAAGGCAAGTCGGTCGTGTTTGATGCTACAAACAGCTCGTTCAAAAAGCGTTACGAATACATAGGGTTTGCGCGGAAGCATGGTTACAAGGTTGTATGTGTTCATGTGTCTACGTCTTTGGATGTGTCTTATAAGCGCAATAAAATGCGTGATCCAGAGAACCAGGTTCCAAAAATCGCGTATAGCATGTATACAAAACACTTTGAAAATCCAAGTGTGGACGAGGGTTTTGAGCTAATTGTGTTGTAAGTAGTCTCTCTGATTATAAAGCATAGGTTTATTTTTTTCTCTTTAAGTCTTTTTTCTTTTTTCTTTTCTCTTTTTTCTTTTCTTTTTTTCTCTCTTTTTTCTGTAGAAAGAGAGAAAAATTAACAACAATCCCACTAATGTTATATTAATAGTATTTAAAAAGAATACGCAAAGTTTAAGTAAATGTTTAAAATTTGGGATAATCCCGCTAACCATCTTTAATATATGTATTAAAGCAGATCTTTTTGATTACTTTAGTGTCAATAGTGTCGCACTTTTGTCCTAAACAGCGTGTTGCTTGTATAAAATAGTTTTGCTTGTTTTCATCATCCATGTAGTTAGGATTATTATCTAACCATTCTTTTAATGTGCTATAGGGTTTATGAGATAATTCTTTGATGGCTTGTTTAATATTTTGTTTTGTTTCATCTTTTTCCCATATATTGTCATGTTTAATATATAACGTTTCTCTCTTAATATCTGTGCAATGTATTGGGCGCTCATATAAACTTAACCTTCCAATATTTTCCAAAATGGCTGTTGCTAGTCCCTCCACTAAACCCTTATTTTGGATTTGCTCAAGTTGTTCCAAACTAATTTTTATAGATTGTATAAAATCTTTTATGTTAATAGCATCTTTACATTGTTCGTTTAAAAATATTTGTATATTGAATTTATTATTTGTATTGTTATTTGTATTGTTATTTGTTATATTACTATTTGACCCCACTTTTGGAATTAATTCCTTTATTTGTGACCGCAACTCTTGATTTTCTTTAATCAGCATAGCCTTAATTTCATTATTTTCTGTCATCATTTTACAAACTAAATCTTTAAAATCATTATTATAATTATTATTATCATTATTATAATTATTATTATAATTATTATTGCTATTGTTTATAATATTATTTTCATTAACATTAACATTACTATGTTCTAAGGCTGTTTCACCAATAGCAACATCCTTTTTTAAACATGTTTTTTTATGTGCATATAAGCTCTGCCTATGTTTATAGGATTTTCCACATAAACACATGAATTGTGGTGTAGCATCTTTTGCAAGATTTGTGTCAACTTTTGTAAGTGTTTGTGTAAGTGTTTTATGTTTTCGAGTGTCCAAATGTTTCAAATAATTACATTTGTTACCCGTATTAAAGTCACATGTTTCACAACGAAAAATATTTGCAGTTTTTTGCAAGATTGTGTAAGTCATTTGTAAGTATAAAATACTTACAAAAAAAATGCCTAAATGATTTTTTTATAATATTTTTTTTAGCGTAAGGACTTTTTCAACATGTTTTTATAAAAAATGACATGATAAAGGTCTGGTCCCTCTTTTAAAATGCAAATTTCCAAATTTTTTATAAAGGGTTTGCCAACTATAAAATAGGACATTTATAAATGTCCTTTTTCAAAAAAAATTTCCTTTTTATAAAAATATTTTTGACACTTTATATTTAAGGAAAAGGACTTAAAGAACTTTATTAATATACTTTTTTATATATTTGTATATTTGTATATTTGTATATTTGTATATTTGTATATTTCAATATATACTTTTATAAATGTTTAAAGCATGTGTTTGTGAAATAACAATATGTAAATTATGGTCTAATAGGTGCATTAGTGATCGCTCCATGTTATTCATGTCTTCTAAACTAACGCCACATAATAGCGACCAATACCAATTTGAATGTGGGTATTCGTCAATAATTTTGCTTGACAACATTATTAATGTTGAAATTATTCTGTGACATGAGTGATGGTTTAAATAAATACCCTTTGCTTTTAAATAGTGTAGTAAATTTACAGTATGTAAAATAATAGCATCATAATTTTGTGTATCAATAATTTCGCTTTTAAAAATGCGTTTTATGTAATCATTTATGCTTATAGTAGGTTTATGTTTGCATATTAAACTTTTAACTTTACTATTATGATGTGTTATAATAATTTTGTCATTAACAATAATGCTATTAACATAATTAATAAATTTAGCAATACTTGAATATGACATTATTAAATAGTATTAAAACTATAAGTGTTTAAATAAGTGTTTAAATAAGTGTTTAAATAATTATTTATATTGTAAGTTACATTCAATTTTTATATAAAAAATATATAGTTATATATAGATGGCAGCCTCTATATTTACAAGATCATTAAAAGATAAATTAAATAGACCTAGAGGAGAATTTACAGATTTAACTGCTGTAGGTAGTGATACACTATTAGGTTCATTACATAACGAATGTCTTAAAACGCATGGTATTAGTTCGCCACTCTATAAGTATATAGATGAGCTTGAATATATATTAAATGGCGTAGTTGATAATAAATCAGATAAAAGGAGAGAACGTCTTGATTTTTTAAAATTATGTAAACTATCTAATGAAGTTACTAAACTTTTTTCCATATATAGTAATTATTTGAATGGCGGCAATGGAACTAGCCAACATAGCGCGCATATAATTTTTACAGCAATAGGCGGTAATGTGATTACTGTTTTTGCACGATTAATTCATAATATACTACAATATCCATCTCAAGCTTTAATGACTACAAATAACATATTATTACAGGTTTTATCATCAAAATCTGGCAAAAGTGTAGATGAATTATGTGACTTAATAAAAACACATTTTGCTAGTGATAGAACACTAGTTGAAAAATTAAAAGCTAGCAAACCGAGTGATTTTGATTTTAAATTAGGACCAAACAAACCTTTTACTCCAGATAGTCGGGCTACCACTCAGCCTCTCCGTCAAGATGGAAAAGCAGAACCTGAAACCGATCGTGAACGCGAACATGAAGATGAACATAAAGTTGATGTATCAACTAAAAAACTAATCACTGAAGCTCAATTTGTATTATCAAGGATAAAATCATCACTTGATTTTAGACAAGGTATTGCACTATATAAAGATATAGATGATAGAGAAAAAGGCGTACTACAACTAGAAAAGAATATAAATGAGTTAAAACAAGAATGCACTACACTTTTGCAGTCATGTAAGAAAATTATGAAATCGAGTGCGAGCGTTCAAGGCGCAGTTATAGATTTAATAAATAGTGATTTTACGATTGATGTTATTAGAAAGTTATATTATAAACAAGTACAAGATAAGTATATTACATACATAAGTGATATAATTAGCGCAAAAGGTATGTCTTCTGATAATATAAAAAGAGCGAAAAATTGTTTGAAATTGCTTCAACGTTATTCCGCGCTAAAGTCGAGCGAAGAAATGGCTACTGCTGATAATGTTAATGTTATCAGTGGATTTTATGGTTTGGATGAAACTGAAGCGTTAATAGCTCATATACGTATTTATAGTGTGAATGCAAATAATTATATAGAAAGATGGCTAAATAAATCATTAGATCCTAGAGATGCTCCGGCATTATATTCTCCAAATTTTGAACCTACAAATACTAGTGATTATAGTGAAGTAAACAAGTGTTTTGATAGTATTAATGACATAATTAACGCGAATGGTGGTTTAATTTTAAGATTATTATCTGATTTAATGCATACTTTTTCAACAGGGTTATATAATACTAAACCAATATTAGAGGCAATAGCACAAAAGTATATTAAAGAAGGAAAGCCTTGTACATTATTTTCGGCACGAATGCAATGCGATTATAACAATGATGAATTTGATGATAATCCTAATCTTAGTGCTATTGGAGAACTTTTTAATGATAAAATGTATGGTCCAG